GGCACGAAGTATGTGCTGGCGGTATCCCTGTCCTCATCTGCCGCACGCTTGAAGTCCTCTTCATAAAGATTCTTCAAGGCACCAATTCGGTCTGGGGCAAACTTCAAAGACAAGAAATACGCAAGGCCGGACGCCAGGCAAGGCAAGAAACGCCAGTTGACATCCGAGGTATTTGTGTACGCCCCAGCATCCTGAATCCGTCGAATCCGGTAATACACCAGCTTGTACTGGCTATTTGGGGGAACGGGGTACAGATAAATCTGCGGGATGTTCTGACGTTGTACGTACAACTGAGACGGGCGAGACTGGAAGTCCTTGTTTGGAATATCCAAGTACTCCTGGCGGCTGATGCGCTGAATGATGATGTCGTTGTACGGTGTCGTGGTCAAATCCCGAATCACCGCACCCAACACATTCACCGTGTCCGGATCCAGATTAAGGACCCGATCCCCTTGGGCCAACTGAATCTCTTTCTGCTCGATGGTCCACAGGTTCAACCCGCGGTTTGCCCAATCAAGAAACACCAAGTTGAGCGAGCGACGGGCCGTCGTCAGCTGATACCCACTGGTGGGCCTCATGCCGCATCGCTCAAATGCTTCTTCAATCAGCTCATCAATCGACAGATCAAAATCAGTCGTGCCCGAGGTGGTCATTTAGCACATGCCGCCTTTTTTATAGGCCTTCATCTTCATGCCTTTTTTGACCATACCGCCTTTAGCCATTTTGGCAGTCCCAGGCTTGACAGACTCGTCGCCTTTCATCGAGTCATAGTTGTAGTCGACTTTAGGCGTTTCGCCGCTCATCACGCAACCACCACCACGAACCGCGGCACCCATTCCACGTCCAGCCATGATTATTTCCCCTTACCCAAGGCACGGCCTTTTGCATCAGCCGTAGTACGCATCAAGGCACGACCATAAACCGGGGCTTTAGAACCCGATTTGACCGCGCCACCATTTTTCATCTTACCTTTGCCATCCGCAGCAAAGTCAGGAACCATCTTTCCGTCTTTTTTAACCATGGTCATACCGCCATCTTTATAACCACTCATCATGCCGCCCTTTTTCATCTTCGTCTCTTCCATTTTTTCGCCCATGGCATATTGCTTAGGGGAAATCTTGCCGGACTTAATGGCTTTAGCTTCTTTCAGCTCTTCGCCCTTGGTTTCTTTGTTTTTAAACAATTTTTTAAGATCAGCCATAGCCATGTTAATGTCCTTTAATGTGAGGAGATCAGACGATCAATCTTCTCTTCCAGTTTGTTGAATCGAGCATCAATATGCTCCATAATTTTGGAGACTTCCGATCTTGTTACCATGTCCCGCGCCATTTCTTCCCGAGTCTTGTTCAAGAGAATACTGAGGCGGTTAACTTCCCCAAACTTTTCTCTAAGAACAAAACCCGTGATCCCAAACACAAGAGTTAGGCCTGCCGACCAAAGTTCTGGTAGACCCATTATTCTTATGCTCCACCATAGTAGAACAAAGTGACAGACGTCACCCCCGCTCCACTAAACGTGACGTGAATCCCGTCTTTAAACAAGACTCCCATGTCATTGATGGGGATGTACTCAGACCCCGCGGCTGCGGGAGCCGTCAGCGTCAGGTTCGTAGTGCCACTGGCTCCGCCACTTTTAAAAGTCAGCGTTGCAGCAGTCGCGGTAGACACAAAGTAAACGCCAACCAAGCGACTCCGACCACTGACAACTTGTGCGGTTGTCGTGGCCGAAGCCGAGTAAATATTACTATTACTCATGGCCCTTTCCCTTAATCAAAAATTATTTAAGGGATCAGGTTTGCAGCCTGCTGGTAAATGACCGAGATGTAACCGACCCCGCCGCCTGCGCCAGGAGTGGTTGATGTCACGACAATCTTGACGTCTGTAGTGCCAACGTCAACAAAAGCCGCCGTGCGTGTAGCGTCCGTGCCTGGAGTAACCGAAACAACGCCAACTGCGGCCGTTGAAACAGCACCAGCTGCCGTGTACGCAGTAGCCAGTGCGGTGTTACCCACACCGACAGTTGCCGTGGCACCCCAAACGGTGGTGACATAGATAAAAATGTTCAGAATCTGGCTGTTTGCAGGAATGACAATAGTCGTAGCACCGCCACCAGCAAGCTGAGTGATCTTTTCAGTTTGAACCATGACCACCTGGCCAACGTTCTTGACGTTTTGACCAAGAGTTGTGCCAGTGGTGTTAAAAATGTTACCTGCCCGTACTGGGCCAGAGAACGTAGTGCGTGCCATGTTAGCCTCTCATGCTAATAAGCATATCTGTCTGCATGTCGTCAGCCGGGACTGTCAGATATGCCGGAAACCCCGGAATAGAATAACTATACACTGTATTTACAAAAAGAAAAGGCCCCAGAAGGGGCCTTTTCAAGTTGCCGGTAATTAGGCTCCAGGGCAGCCGTAAATACCACGCCAGTCACTGAACCCGAAGCTGTAACGCTCACGAGCTTTGTAGCGCACGTTACCAGTGTCGAAGTCGCCTTCAAAACCAGTGCGGATTGCAACGCGCTCGAACATCTTCATGCCGTTAGGAGCGTCGGTTTTGATAAACCAGCCGTTCGTATCGGTCAAGAAGTGGTTAACGGTGTAACCCTGGGGGATCATGCCCATGTTCTTGATCGCGTTGATGTCGTTATCTGCAGTTCCGACACGAAGCGTAGACTTCAGGATCCGGTCAGCAGTAAACATCAACTCTTTCGGGAGGATCAACTTCAGACCCTGCATGGCGATCTTCAGGCCACGTTCGTCAGTGAACGCAGCGATGTCGATCAGGGCCTGCTCAAGCGAAGTCTCGCTCAAGTCGGCATCCACGGCCAAACGGTTGGCACCGTTGGGGCCGCCCAGCGTCGGGTGAGCAGTCGAGCACAAAGGCTGGCCGTCGCCACCAACCGAGGTCGTAAATGCACCGTTAAGAACGGCAGCACCTTTGATCTGCTTGGTCTGAGCCATGGAACGAGCCAGGGCCTTGGTGTAACGAGCCGATAGACGATCATACAGGTTGTCTTCCACTGCCTCTTCAGTCAGAGAAAACGCCAGCGCAATCGTTTCGTGGGTGTAGCGAGCCGTAAAGACTTCCTGCGCCTGATCGTAGAACACGCCAGAGCCTTCAGTCTTAACCGGAGCGGTTGAGAACCCAGACAGCATCACTTCTTCTTCGAAAGCACGGTCCGAAGACTCGACTTCGTAGATTTCGAGATGCTCGTTCTCGTAGTTTTTGTACTCAAGGCCGAAGAGGGCGTTTAGACCCGGCTCAAGCTCTTTCGTAAGTTGGGCACGTGAAATTGCCATGATTAAGCTCCAAGTCCAGCCACGCCAGCACTTCCGTACTGATGCGCGTTGATTTTAACCACCAGGATCTCATACGCACCAAATGCGTTATCGACGTTGTTATACAACCCGACAACCTTCAATGCCAGAGTGCTGGTCTTTGCGACGCTTGCAGAGTCAATCGTCATGTTCGACAAGCCGGTAGTCGTGCTACCAGTGGTGCTGGTCGAAATTGGCGCATTGAAACCAATCTTGGTCTGATCAATCGCCGTGCTGCTGGTCGACTGAATCAAGAACAGTTGGTTGGGGTCATCAATGACGTCGGCCTGGATGGTGCCAGTGGTGATGTCAACGCTACCAGGGTAGTAGTTGCTCCACTTTTGCTTACCAGTTGTCGGGTCAACGTACGTACACCCGTTAAACACACCAACAGCCGAAGAATGAGTTGCCGCCACAAACTTAAAAATGTAACCGTCATAGTTGGTGACTAGGTCACCCAAATAGATTGCCCCGGACTGGTTATCGGCAATCTGATACCCGTACTGTTTCTGTGCTCCAGTAGCGGACAGGTTGCCCATAGGACGCAGACCAAAGGGCTTATTTACGTTAGCCATTTGTCAATTCCTTAAAAAAGTTTATTCCCCGGATGGACCGGGGCTACCAAATGTCGTCCGAGATTGACGCGAGGGGCTTTCGATCCGCATGCTGTTGTGCGCATTGCTTTTCATCAGCTCGTTGTCAATCGCTAAAACTTGATCAATTGCGCGACGATTGTAGTATGCCTGTCGCTCTTCAACTGTTTCCAAAGGAATACGGGCTAACAGAACGTCTCCCACGCTGATAATGCCAGCGTGTCGACCGTCTTCCACGGAGGGAACAGGAAAGTCTGGGTACTCTTCCGAACGGACGAGTTCATAACCTTCACGGACTTTGGTGGCAATGTTCATACGGTCCTCTTGATTGGCCGTAAATGCCCGAATCCATCTGTGTTTGTATCCCGGAGGAGCAGGAGGCGCATCAAGACGTGACGGAGGGGTCCAAGGTTTCCGGCGTGCCGACTTCTCGCGGGTATCCGCGGAACGTGCTTCACGATTAACGGTAGTGGTAGCCTTTTCCATGATCAGTCCTTGACGTATTTGGCATATTCCTCAATCGGAACGCCGAGTTTTTTCGCAATTGCTACCTGACTTGCAGTCAGTTTCACAACGCGGCGTGCATTATTTACCCCGGAAGACCGGGTTGCAGGTGCCACCGTTTGCACGGTTCTAGTGGTCCTGTCTTTGCCCAAACGAGTTGGGAATGTCGATTTAAGTCGACGATCCAGCTCATCATAATACTCATCCGAACTGCCGTCAAACCCCTCGACTTCAATTAGTTGTCGATGAATTCCCCAAGCAGCCGAAGTTAATACTGTATCGCGGCCATACCATGAGTTTTTCTCAACCCAATTAGCCGCTTTCTCATCTACAACGGGACGAGTCTGCTGAACAACAGGTTGTGGCCGTTGTTGCTGTTGCGTTAGCTGCTCTTGATACGACTGGCGTTGCGCATTTGCTTCAGCAATTTGCCGCTGCTCATGAATTAATGACGTCAACCGTGTACTAGCTTCAATCTCGGTAGAAATGTCACCTTCTTCACGGGCTTTCTGAATAATTTGTTTAAGCGCAACAAGCTGAGTCTCGACCCGGCCACTTGCTTCATACAAACGCTCTTCATCCGTGCGGACAACTTTTTGCTCAAGCTGCTGCAACCTGGTTTGCATGCCCTGCGCCAATTCCAACGCAGCCTGCTCACGCCGCTCCGTCTCGCGCAAGCGAGCCGTCATCTTGTCAATGCGCTTTTTGACTTTGTCGCTGTAATCGTCCAGTTCTTGGTCCTGACTTACAGCCGCTGTAGTCTCTTGCCCCTCTGACTCAGTCACTGTGACCGACATGGGCTGTTCGTCCTCTCCGACGTTGTAATCCAACTCTTGATCTGACATCGTCTACTCCTTACATGTGCAAAATGTCATCGGGATTCGCAATTACACCCAGAACTTCATCGTCGTTGATGAACCGGATCTCGCCCCCATCAATAGGAATGCGTGCCCCGGCATAACGACCAAAAATAATCCACTCTCCCTCCTCGCACCACGGTCCGGTAGGGAATTTGGTTTCGTCTGAGTAAGCCAGGCTGCCCATTTTCAAGACATACCCGCACACGGTATTTAAAACCGCGCGTTTCTGTGTTTCTTCCGACAGAACAATCCCGCCTTTTGTCTTGTCTGCGCCCCGATAAGGCAGAATCGCAATCCTCCAACCAGATGGTTCAGGGATTCGATCCATTACAGCTGGCGGAATCTTGTCCGGGTCAAAAACCCCGTCGACATATGCATCATCTAACACGGGCTCTGCAGCTTCAGCTTGCCACTTGCGCTCTAGCGCAGTAATAGGCTCTTCCATACGACCTCCTTGGGGTTAAAAATCAGAATCATTGCGTTTAAGGAGACCCTTAACCACATATTCGACAAGATTCAAACCTTCCAGACGGCCCATCATAAAGCGGTAGCGTTCCATGTCGGAAATGCCACCACTCAAAATGATTGCCTCAGAGTCCGCTTTAAGCTTTCTGATTTCTTTCAGCACAGCTTCTGTAAATTCAAGCATGGAAACCCCATGAAAAGCAGACGGAATGAGCCCCGTCTGTAGGCTTGTGTCAATCAGTATATACCAACAGGATCATTGCCGTCACGTTTGCGAATCACCTGTGCAGGCCCATTTTTGCCTTTTTTCAACACTTTTTTAGGTGCATTACTTGGATTGTTTTGCCCAGCCTTGCTGTAAGCGATTGCCGCAGCCTGTTTTACAGCCGCTGCGGTGCTCTTTGGCTTGCTTGTACCAATTTTTCCCTTCTCTTTAAAGGAATGCACCATCTCCCCAATGTTTGAGCTGATGGTTTTTTGACTTTTACCAGATTTAAGAGGCATTTTGGTTCCTTGGAGGCTGGTTTGTGGTGATGTGCGTGCGTTCACGCGCAATATGACCACGATATTGGGCAATATTCTCTTGTGATTGCAGCCGCGCCTGTGCTTCTTGCGCACTTTGTTGGAGTTTTTGCTTGTCCAACTGCAACGACTGCGCTTCCAACGCCAATTTCTGCTGGTCGTTCTGCGCACGCTGCGCCAATTCCTGCTTTTTAAGCTCAACAATTGGATCTGGCTGCTCACCACCACCGCTTAATTGCTCTTGCAGGTCTCTCAAGTCCTTCATAAACACGGCAACCTTCAAAGCAATCATGCCTTCCTTCTGAATAGCCGAAACCATCCTATCCGGATCGTTGCCATACGCCTGGAACAACTCTGCCTCCACGGTTTCTTCCGCTTTTAGCTTGATGTGTTCCATGATGTGCTGCTGGAACGCCACGGCCACGCCAACATTTGACTGCACCGTTGGCGACATTCCAAACATCAAGTGCGCAGCAATGTGCGCATCATGCTGCTGCCCCGCAAACGCCTTGACCTTCATGGTATCCATGATGTGCGCGTTCTCGGTCGCCGGATCTTTGGGGAACTGAGCATTCTGTGGCTTCAACAAACCCGAAATATCCCGCACATTCAACGCCGCATATACCCGATAGTACGCTTCGTACATGTCGTGCATCTGCGGAGCACTCTGCGCTAACTGCAGTTGCGTTTGCGCCAGAGTGATTCTCTGCGTGGTCGAAAAAATGTTGGGGTCAGATACCGGAAGGACCGCAACCAGGCTGTTAAAGTCCTTGCGCTTGATCGAGCGACTGGCTCCAGGGACGTCATAAGGGTAGTCATCCGGTAAATAGTCAGCAAAACCTTCCGCCAGAAGCTCAAACTCCATAGCCTGCGCATAATGCAGCCGCTTATGGATCGCGCTCATGACCATGGAGCCGCGCTCAAGCAACGCCATCGTCGTTCCTACCTGCGCATTCTGGTTTCCATCCCCAACCATCATGTCCGCAGTGCTGGCCAACCGCTTTCCAGCATCAACCAAGAACCCAAGCAGCTGAAACAGCGTCTGACTCGGCTCTTTGTACGGCAACGGCAGCAAAGAAGCGGACAATTCCGCGCCACCCGCGTCAATATCGCGCCATTCACCCGGCTGAATCGGGTTATCACTATCCGCGATCCGCGCACCCTTCGCTTTAAAGCCCGCCGGCAGGTTTGACAACGTCCCTGCATCCAACAACTGGCGCAAAGCCGACGTCGCACCCTTTGACAGACTGCCAATCATGTGAACAAAGCCCAAGCCATACGCACCAAGGCCCTCGACAAGAACGTAGTGGACAAAATAGTTGCGCCGACGATTCAGTCTGTCGCTTTCTTTCCAATTCCGACGCACGCCAACCACTTGCAACGAGTCTTCCGAGAACGTCACAACATATGGAAGCTTAATTTTTGTCGGTTCGCCGTCCTCATCCTTGTCCTCGAACCCCGGAATCTCCAGATCTACCTGCATTTCCAACAAAAAAATCTCTTCCGCCTCGTCCGTTGGACGAACGCCAACGATTTTGTCCGTCGCTTTCGCGATCTGAGTCGAATCCGAGGGCTGTTGCTCCGCCTCAAGGTCGACATCCCTGTACTCACC